CATCCGACAAGGCAGTGATGCGGGAGGCCTTAGAATATTACGCAGCCGGTATAGGTTTCAGTGAGATTGAGGATGGCGGGCAGGTCGCACGGACAGCGTTGGAAGCCCTCACCACCCCCGCACCCGACAAGGCGCTGATGCCCGAATCTGCAGAGTTGCGTGTGGCGATCCAGCGCGGTCTGTTGGCGGCACTTAGTGACACCTACGATTGCACCCGCGTGTGGTCCGCTAGGTCCTACGGGACAATGGGTGAGGATGACTTCGAGCCTGTGCTGAATCGCCTTGATGACCTGATAGACACGATTGTCGCTGAGATCGCTGCCACCCCCACGCCAGTCGAGGAACCGGAGAAGGGTGCGGCGGGGGATCGCATCAAGTACGATGCGGCTGCAGTCGAGGCGGTGCAACGGCTGCTGGAGCGCGGCAAAGCCTATATCGACCCACAGGGGTATCTAACCCTGATACCCGCTGACAGCGACGTGGACATCATTCTCGACACGGTACTGCTCGCTGCGACCAATGCAGGGCAGGTGGAGGCCTCCATGCGCGCGGCTCTGCGAGACATTGCCGAGGCCGAAGCCATCCCGAACGACGCCGTCGCATTCGTGTGGTGCCGTGACGTCGCCCGCACCGCCCTCAAAGCCAATGGAGATGCATCATGACGGTGCTGAAGCCATGTCCGTTCTGTGGCAGGGGTAGAGCCCGCACTATTCACATTCGCGATGGGCGAAAGGTTGCCTGCATCTGTGGAGCGTGCGGCAAGCCTGAGTTCCATGGGCCGCTTGATCGACCGGACGCTGAGACACGCGCCATCACAGCCTGGAACGCCCGCATAGACGAGCCCACTCCCTCGCAGACCGTATCGCAAGATAGGGCGGTGGAGGCTGTAGCGCGCATTTTATGCAGTCAGGCAGGCTTTGATCCTGATGGTGCGGCGCGTCTTGGTTATGGGTGGATAAATTACGAGAAGAACGCGCAAGAGGTCATCGCCGCCTTCAAGAAGAGCGAGGTGGGCCATGAGTGAGGATATTCGCGAGGTACATGGCATGGCCTGTAAAACCGTGGCTGGCAAGGATGCGCACGTAGTTCTGCAAGAGCGTAACGGCGCGATCTTCCTCAAAGGCGAGTTCGACGACAAGCTGCTGATGCCCGCCCAAGCACGTTATCTTGCACGTAAATTGGATCGACTTGCAAAGCGTGTCGAGGAGCGAGCCACCCATGACTGACGGCATCCCCGCGCGCATCAAGCGCCTCCACCACAGCGAGGCAGCATGACCGAGAAAACCCCAAAGCCCCCGCGCGTCACATCAAGCTACGCAATCCTTGATGTCGAGAACGGTCGCAAGGCGCTGGCGAAGCACTTGGCCAAGCATGGCTCTGTTCCGGTGCTGATCGAAGCGGTGATCACGGACCCATACGGCAGCGACGATGGTGTGAGCATCGAGTTCAATTGCCAGGTCATAAGCCTTCGCATCGTGGAACCTGCAGCATGATCCTATCCGATATCACCTGTCTTGAGTTGAGGAGTGAGGGATGAGCGAGGAAAGCTACGGATGCCCCGAGTGCGGCCTTTATTCGTGCGTCTGCTACGATGACGACGACGAGCCCTACGATGACGATGGCCTAGATGACTGCTCAATGGGGCCAGATGGATACTGTGGGGCTGCAGGGTCGGAATATTGCGACTGGGAATGCCCGCTGCACAACACGTACTTTGGCACCACCCCCAACCCCAAAGGTAAGCCATGACCCACGAAGCAAGCGGCAAGCTGCTGGAGCTGGCGGCGAAGTGTGAGGCGGCGAACGCTGATGAGCAAGGCGCCCTCATCTCAGAGGCGTGGGATCTTCTCAACCCTTCGCCCACCTGCGCCTTCAAGGCCTCCATTGATGACCCTGCCCGCCTGGCTATGCTGGCGTGGCAAAAGCTCCATCAGGAGTTCTGGCCGAAGCTTAGCGCGAAGGCTTACGAAAGCGCCGCGATTGCTCTGGTGCCTGAGGGGATGACCTGGGATCTAGATGAAGGTCCGTCGCATTGGATCCTTGTCGGGAAGCAAAAGCCCGCTGGCCGTGCGCAGGTCTACAGGGTCGGTGACTACATCAACAGCGTGACGGGTGAACTAACCGAAGTGTCGGAGCATGGCTTTGCCGCAACCCCTGCCCTTGCCTTGACCGCCGCTTGCCTCCGCGCCCGCGCCCACACCCTATCTGGAGATCAATAATGGAACCGATCGTAGAGGTGAAGCGCGACGACGTTGCCTACCTCGTAAAGCTTGCGGATTGGGCGGCGGGACAAGGGTTCTGCGGCATTGAAGGCATCGAGGACCCCGACGAGTGGTGTTATCGCCACTGGGATGACACGCGGCCTGATGGGTACTCTGCGGAGGCCCTGGCGGAATATATCTCCACCCCCTCCCCTCATCTAAAGGCGGACAATGCCGCGCTGGTGTAACGCGAGGCAGTCATAGCGTGGCTTCGGCAGGCATCCGACGAGGCGACAAACAACAGTCGCGCCGCCGCCCTGAACGAAGCAGTGGACGCCATTGAGGCTGGTGAGCATTGCGCCCTCCAAGCCACCGACCCCCGCCCATGACCACGCCCGAACCAACAGATGCCTACCGCATTCGGATGCGCCAGCATGGATTGATCGTCGCCCGCGCCGAGGGCCAACATAGCCTACGAGAGATCATGCACTATGCTACCGTGTATAGCCAAGACGGCTCGCTATCGATCGAGCGCCGGGTGAACAAGCGGTGGCGCAAGTATGGGGTGATGGAGCATGTCTGAAGCCGAGAAGATCGCGGCTACTTCCGGCAGAGCGCCTCCCACCGCGCATTATGCTCAGCCACGTCGGCCACCGTCTCGATCGTATCGTAGCGGTTCTCCGGATCATCGGCCATCGCCCGGGTGCCATCCAGCTGCTTGGGCGGGATAGCATAGCTGATCGACTTGAACGCGGTGCAGGAGGTGTCAGCAATCCTTGGGGTTGCGGGCGTGGCGCAGGCACTCAGCATCGCGAGCGACAGGATCGACGCGCACAGTCTCGGCAGCGGCATTGGCTTTCTCCGTTCGTTCGATCGTCACCGCTTGGTCAGCCTCACGCTGTACCGCGGCCCCCACGGCTTGATTGCTCTTGTCGTCGGCTTGCTCACGGGCACCGAGCCAGAGGATGAGGCCACCGATCAGCGCGAGGCCGGCAGCGATGGCTATGGCCCAGCGTGCTAGGGGTGACAGTCGGGTTATGAGAGCGAGGATCATGGCTCGGCATCCATGACGGTGACAGGATCGGTAGGCGCGCCGCTTGGGCCTTCAGACTTGGGCCGGAATGTGCCGATCACACCGACAAGGCCGGTCGTCAGTCCGCCGAAGCCAAGAGCCTCCGCATACTTCCCGTAGAAGGCCAGCACAGCGGCAATCGTGGCGAGATAGCAGATGGCCGCCAGCAGCAGCGAGAAGGCAATGAGCGAGTGCCGGGTGGTCATGACTCGCTCCGATACAGCCTGGCCTCATCAGCGCGTCGATTCACCAAACCTTGCATCACTCGGCCATCCGCGCGCGTCCATTTGCCGAACTCAGCAGCGGCACCGGCATAGTCGCCTGCCTTATGCTTCTTGAGCAGCGTGGAGCCGGCGAAGTTTGCCAACCCTACGTTGTAAGCCAATGATGTCATCGCATCATGCTGGTTCTGCGTTGTAGGCGAGCCAGCGACGTTGCGCGTCACACCATTAGAGAACTGGCGCACATGCTCGACAAATCGCTTATGTGCCTGCTCTCGGGTCCAGATGGTGCCCTTAGTGATGTCCGCACCGGTTGAGCCCCAGCCAATCGTCCACGGATCACCGCCACTGCCAGGATCGGGATAAGCCTGCACTCGCCCATCCCCTAAGTCCTTGGAGTAACCCTCCCACTTCTGGATAAGGGCGAATCCTTTGGGGCCTAGGTCAAATTCTGTCCCATCCTGCGCAATGCCAATCCGATCCAACGCATTATCGATGATCGCTACGTCATCGGGATCGATGCGGCCTTTGACTGCGCGGATGGCATCGAAAATAAGCTTGCGTGTCATACCCCAAACTTCCAAGTCAGAATAAACAGCGTCCAGATCAGGTTAGCCACAAAAGGCCACCCCAGATTGCCAATGGCAGATATGGCGATGACTTCAGCGGCCCAGATGGTGCCCCAGGAAAGCCAGATCAGGTGCGTGGCCGTACCCGTAACCGGCGTGCTGGGCGAGATCATCCCAGCCGACATGAAGAAGGAAAAACCCAATACCAGCAGGATCATGGATACCGCCAGCCTGACCGGATCACTGTCCCTAAGCGTCATTTGGCCAGAAGATAGTTGCCCGAAAACCGTGCGCCCCAGATACCACAGGACGAAAGGAACCAGTGTGCCCACCATTCCCACCAGCCACGCACTCACGTCAGTCATCGGTCGGCATCCCTAGCAAACTGCTTGAATGCCTCTATAGCACCTTTCACAGCCTCTTTGTTTTTTGGCATACGATCTTCAAGCTCGTGAACACGACTTTTAACGTCGAGCCCCAATGCGTGCTTGATCCAAGCCATAAACATTATCCATGCACCCGCTGCCGGTATGCTTTGAGTTCCTCGTCCACTTCCTTGCGGTATATCTGGTCGCGGGCCTCTAGGCCCTCCACCCTCTTCTCCAAAGGTTTGACGAGATAGCGGACGCACGCGGCCCATCCCATGCCGAATACCGTGATGAAGGCCGGGATGGTGCCCACTCCAAGCTCTATATCCGCCAGATTCATATGACACGCATGCCCCCTTGCTTCGATGATCCATGCGTAACATTGCCTTGAATTTTCTGCAATTTCTGAACCGGAAGGGTTAGCAGAAACTGCAGGGCCACCGCGCCCATGGCGATCTCGTACATGAGGACTGGTTCGCATAGATAAGCAAACCACGATGGCAGGAATAGTGCCGCAATCATCTCATCAGCCAGCCCCATTACAGGCGAGGCGATGGCCACCAGCACCATGAAGTCAGCCACTAGCCACAAGGGTGCCCAGAAAGGCACTCCAAGCCGCTCCAAAGTGCAGGCGTACACGTAGCTGCCCAACAAGGCCCATGCCGTCCTGTTACCCATGATGGCCGGCAGGACGGCTAGAATTGCAGTGCCTAGGAGGAAGCGCTCAAGCACGTGTCTTTTGCGGCTTGATGGGCTTCGGGGACTTCTTCTTGTCCTTATCCTTGGTAGCAACCTTGAGAAGCGGAACGGGAGGTTTAGGGGGTTTTGCCATGGGCGTGCTCCTTGTTGCTATTTGAGAACTGGGGTAAATCCACGCACCGTAGCCGATGCAGCACCTCCCAGCGGCTCGACGCCGATCGCCGCGCCGTTCAGCCACCACAACCCATCCACGACGTCGGCAGCGCGCAAGAAATCGATCGCGCCCTTGCCGTCGAAGTTGCCGGTATCGAGCTTGCCGCCCGGCGGGATGAACGTGGCGTACTTGCCCGCCACGCCGCTGTAGTTCAGCGCGACGGTCCAGGGCTTCTTGTAGCGATCCGTGAACACGCCCAGCTGCTTGCCGGTCGCCGCCCACTTGATCGTCTCGGCGGGCGCGTTCCACATCCATCCGATTTCAATCGCCTTCGTGTCGGCATCTCCGGCAACCTTGGTCAGGTAGAACTCGCCCAAACCGTTGAAGAGGCGACTGTCGCCAGCCATGTCGACCTGATAGCCGAACACCAGATCGTTGATTGCCGCGACCTGACGCGGCGCGATCGGCGTCGGGTACTTGCCGTTGTCGTAGTTGCCCCAGGCCACGAAGTTGTAGCCTAACACGCCGCACACCTTGCGCAGCTTGGCATCAGGCCAGCGCCAGGCGAACTGGACGTTCTTCGCCTGGGCAAGGTCGCCCGAGTTGTACGAAACCGTGTTGATGTAGTCCCGTCCGGCGACGAGCGTCTTGTCCTGGTAGGCGCACCACGGCGAGTTGTACGCTGTGTAGGCACCTTCCGTAGCGGCTTGGCGATCCACCTTGACGACGGGTTGGGCTGCGGCGGGTGTGGCGGCGAAGAACGCTAGCAGGAGGGCGAGGATCAGGCGCATGGTCACAGCCCCGGCACAGGCGGGCTGACGATCGACGGATCATCGTACCGCGCCTTGACCGCGTTGGCGACGGCGGTGTTGGCAAAGTTCGAGTTCGGCGCCCCTTGGAAGTGGACCGTGTTGTTGCGGTCGGCGGTGCCGTCCTCGGTCCACGTCCCCGACACGTTGACGATCAGGTTGCCGACATACTGCGAGCCGGTCGCCGCCGAACGGATGTAATAATCACCCGCTGCACCACCCGTGGGCAGGGCAGCCGTATCCGTCCAATATCCGATGAAGTTCGTAGCCGCCGTGATCGTCGCATTGGTGCGGTAGCAGGACAGCGGGACCCAACCATAAGTCGCTGCCGTCTGAGATTCGGTCATGCCCGGCGCCTGCTTGTCCGGTCCCGAGAACAGGCCGGGGTTAGCCGCCACCGCGTCTATGACTACTTGGCGCGTGTTGATGTAGCGCCCGTTCGTCAGCCGCGCGGTCTCCCTCACGGTCATCATCATGCCGTTGGTCGTGTCGGTGCCGATCTTCATCGGCTCGTGCCACTTGCCGACGAGGCGCCCGCCCGCGAACGTGAACTCGCGCCGGCCAACGGGGGTCAGCGGGATCATGAGCGTATCGAAGGGCGCAAGCAGGCGGCGGATCCTGGTCAGCGCGCCGATCGTAACCTGCCAGTCGTTCTCAGTGTTCTGGCCAGCCCAGATGAACGTCGCGCGACCGTAAGCGAGCGTGCCGGTACGGGCGAAGAATTCGACGCGGCTTGCGATCGAGCTGGAACCTGAGCTGTCGAGGCCGCGAGGGTTGATCGTGATCGCGCCGAACGCCGCAACGAACTGCGCAATCGCATTGTGCGTCATACTATCGCCAAAGATATCAACAGCATCAGAATTCGAGTTAACGCCCTGCTGGCCAGGGGCCATCAAGCGGACCTGATAGGTGGACGTGCTCTTGTCAGCGCGGCGCACCTCCCAGTCCGAGAGATCACCCGTAATATCGATCATGAAAGGCTTGTTGACCACGGTGGTGCTGATCAGGTTCGTTGCCACGCCATAGAAGGTGCTACCGTCGTGAAGCAGCCAGTCGTTGACCGCGAGAACCACGCCGCTGATCGTGCCGGCAACCGAGATCTGCCAAGCATCGCCCTTGACGGGGTTCGTCGGCGCGGTGCCGGTAGACGCGTCGAGCTCACCTCGGTTGACCATCTCGCCAAGCTCGTTGCGAACCCGGCTGTAACCTCGATAGAGGTTGTCACCAAGCAACACGATACGATCGCCAATGGCATAGGTGACGCCGGCGAACACACCTGCGGCGCTGACGTTCCACCAGTCGCGATCTGCAGTGGCTGCGGTACCAGCGGGCGCACGTTGCACCACCCATGCGTTGTTCCAGCGCACGACCAGATCGCCAGGGTAGAGCGTGCCAAGGCCGGTGCCGGCGTTCGTGATCGTGCCGCCGCCGATCGGGTACACGTCGAGGTAGTCACCGTTGTTGACGCCCGCCGTCGCTGGCAGACCAACGGACGAGTATAGCCGGTAACCGTAATCGGTCGTGTTCGAGAGCGTGCCGATGTTGTTGAGGCTCTGCACACCGGTCGCTGCTGCATCGGGGTTCCAGTCGCCCATCGATCGCACGCCCGGCATGTTGACGCGCATGCGGCGACGAAACTGGAATGCGACAGGGATGCCACCAGGAAGCTGGTTGCGGATGTACTGCGTGCCCTCCAGATCGGGCAGGCGCACCCATGCGTAACCTGTGTTGGAGGTGATCGCGCCGGTGCCCTGCTCGACACTCAGCATGCCATCGGGCTTGACCGGCTTTACGGTCTTGCGACCCTTTGCGACGATGTTGGACGTGTCCACAGCGGCATTGATAGTTTCGCGGAAATCTAGTCCGGAGCCGCCATTAACGAGTGTTTTAAGTACGGTCATGCTGCGTCCTTCCAGATATCAGCGTCATTCCAGGTAGCGGTGTCGTTCCAGGTGCCGTTGGCGAAGACGCTGGGCGAAGCAGCGACAACGATGGTCACGGCACTTACGCGAGGTGTGTTTGACGCCCCCGCAAGTGTCTCGGTTAGGTTGAAGTTATATGTTGCTGCCGTTGTCGGCGTGCCTGAAATTGTGCGGGCAGCGCTGTTTAGCGTCATGCCAGAAGGCGGTGTGCCAGTAACCGCAGAGCCCGCAGTCGCACCTAGAATATTGATTGTCTTGGAGGTTCCGCGTGTGGCTGAGGAACTGGACAAAGTAAGCGCACCCAGAACAGGTGCGGCTGGCGATACGGCGACAACGCCACTGGAAACACGGGGGCTATTCGTCGCGCCAGCCAGTGTTTCGGTTATATCCACCGAGCCCGCGACGCTAGGCGTTCCGGTAATCGACGTTCCGGTAATCGACAATCCCGCAGAGCCTGCGCCAGAAAGAGCCAAGGTGCTCCCGGCAGTCGTGCCGCTGATGGTTGCCGAGTATGCTAGTCCAATAGTTGCTGTGGCTGGCGCAACGACAAGGGCGTTCAGGGTAATTACGGGTGCGACCGAAGAAACCGTGAAGCCCTGAACGGTGGAATACGCTGTACCACCTAGGCCAACGGCGGCCTCCTGATACGTCAATGTTCCCGTTGCGCTAGGCGTTGCACTCAAGCCGGTGCTGATCGATGTGCCGTCAAGCAGCCACGCACGCGAAGAGATGGTTCCGTTGGCAACGGCCCCTGGTGTTGCCAGGAAGGTGGTGCCCACAACACCGCTCGCCGGACTTACCGATGGCTGTGCTGTAAATACAGGTGCGGGCGTGGGCGTAACCGTGCCACCCTCAAGGGCTGTAAGTCGTTGCAGGACAGATGCGAGCAAGTCTTGCGTCTGTTGATAGGATGCCGCAGCAGAAGAGGCAGACTCTGCCGCCAACAACGCCTGTTCGGCACCATACATCGCCAGACCCGAGATCCGGCGCTCCGACTGGCCAGCGGCGTTGTACACCTTGATGTCGTAGGTGCCCTCTGGAACCCAGAAGTCATAGTTGCCGAAATTGTCGGCAATGGCGCGGTTCGCGTAGCCCGATGCGAACTGGATAGGGTTTCCGGCTTCGTTGGCGAAAATCGCCACGGGCACATCGGTGCCTTCCTGCACTACCTCAATCAACGCATCCTGCAACGCATACAGGCGGCGGCTTGCATCGGTTCCGGATACACTTCCGACATAATGAAACATCAGGTTATTACCTCGCCGCTTTGTTCAAAGGCTGTCATGCGACCGTCGCCAGTTTGATAGGCTGACCATCTGCACCTATGATCGTGATAAAGCCGGTTATCTGCACATCAGAAGTTGGCGATCTAACCTGATCGAGTTGAAGCGTCGTAAAGTGCGCCCCACCCAATACATCGATGAACATCACTTTAGCACCCGCCGCCGTGTAGCCCTGCACAAAGTCACCAGCAGGACCGGTGTCAGTGTTCCGCCATATCGAAATTCCAGGCGCGTTGTTCGCGAGCTGCCGACCCTCGAACAAACCGCGCAAAGTCGTGGGCGCATTGTTAAAATGTAGGCCGTTAGCGATTGTCTCTGGCGCACCAGTTTTGCCGTTGAAATATTCGGTATCGATGCTGAAAGGCTGGCGTGCGTTTATATATACGCCGGTATCACAAGAGCGCATGGCAACGCCGACCGTCCACGGGGCAGCGCCCGCGCGCTGGATGTCCACGGCGTACATGATCGCGTTGCCTTCACCGTGCCCGGTCATGAAGATACCGCGTGAAGGCAGGCCACCACCATCATTGATGGCGATCAAGTCAATTTCGTAAGCGTTGGCGGGCGCGCCTGTCAGGTTAATGACATCGTTGCGAATGCCATACGCCATATCCTTGCTGTTCGGCCCGCCCGTGGTGATCCCACGATACTCAATAGCCATCCACTGCTTCTTGTAGATGGTGAACGAACCCGTCGCGCTCGCGCCACTCCAAGGAGTCGGCCCAGCAGGCCCAGCGCCCGCGTCTACGCCAAAAGTGACAGAATCAACAGTTACATCCCACACTCGCATGAATGGCTGACCAACTTGAGGCCAACCTGTCACCGCGCTTTCGATCCGATCCCCGCGTTTGATTTGGCTGGTTAAATCAGTGCCAACGCCGGTGATGGTAGCCGAACCCGTGGTCAAGTTGCCGGTGATCGGGTAGGCGTAGCCGAAATCTTCCACCAGCTCGCGGGTATCGCCAATCAGTGCGCCGCCGTTGAGCGTTTTCTGATTGCGGAAGTCGTACTGGACATTCGAGCCGAACGTCTGATTGTACGGGTTGGTGATGGGCGAGAGGAACTTAAGGCCAGTGTCAGGAAGGCCGACACCCGGCCCGAAGAACGATGTTGTAGTATCAACCTGCCAGTTCACATGCTTGCTGCGGTTGTTGTGACCAATGCCCGCAACAACAGTAAACGAAACCGGGTCTGGATTGGCCGAGAGATAGTAGCCTGTCCCCACGTTGGGCACATAGATCGTGCCACCGGCAGGAGCTGCGTTAAAGGCAGCGACGAACGCCGGGTAAGCATCGGTCACTCCGTCAGTGGGCGCGCCGAAGTCCAACACATTGATGAAGTCGCGCAGCTTGCTTTGAACAGTACGACCAACCGCGCCATTGCCTAGCTGCTTGAAGCCCTCCGTGCCCACAGGATCGATATCAGCGCGCGTTACGGTCCCGCCACTCGGAAACTTCAGGACCGCTCGAACCAGGTTGGCGTCATCGAAATAGATAGCCGGAAAACGGCCCGCTGAATTGGCCTTGACGACGGACCCCAACGACACCGCGAAGGCCGCATCCGCATAAACAGCAAGCGGCGTGGTGGTGCCCGAAGCGTAGAAATTCCACGTCGCGCCAGAGATGGTTGAGCCGTTCGCATCCAGGGCTGGGGTCAGACTGGCTTCAAAAAGGCTCATTCAGTTGCCATCCCGTCAAATTGGCGCAATACTTGCTTAGCATGAAAACTTATCTGACGCCAAGGCTCTGGCTGTATTTCCTACCGTGCTGGTGGTTCGCGCCTAACCTACTGTTCTTGTTCACTGGCAGCAGCCCTGGTAGCTGGTGATTGCGCGACCGTTCCCATCAGATAATCCTGCAGACCCTTGGCATCGGCCCGCAATCCAGGGTCATTCGCGGCAATCACGCCTAGCTTCTGGCTTAATGTCCTACGCACCTCTTCTTCGGGCAGCTTTTTGGTCGAGGCGATTGCGCGGGCAACGCGAGGAGAAGCCAGCAGCTTACCAAGGCTGAACGTGCCGCCAGAGTAAGCCGCTGCTGTGAGGATACCTGCTGGACCGGTAAGAGCGGTCAGTCCTGTAGCAGTAAAGTTAGCCCCTAGTGCCGTCTTGGAGGTGTTGCGATACGAACCGGCACGCTTCATGGCATCAGTAATCATCGCCACATCCTCAAGATCCTGGCGATGCTGCTTGTTGGGAAACAGCACCGTCTTGGCTCTGTCGGACAAAGACTTCCACTGCGTGGCGAACACATCGGGTGCAAAGACCTCCGCGCCGCCATTCGCGGGCGTAGCCTGCCCTAGCTTCTGCACCACCGTAGCGCGAACCGTATCTGCCTCATCGGCGGGCATAGAGCGGATGGTTCGCGCAAGGCGGGTGAAGTCGCCAGTCTTCGACTGCGCCCAAGTGTTTAGCGTGCGAAATACAGCCTCATCTGACTTCTGGTTCTGGCTTCCGAACAGCGAGGAAAATACATCTTCCAAGCGGCCTTCACGCCCGCGCCAATACTGGTTGGCTCGCTTGAACTCTTGCAGGGCTTTTGGGCCGGCGCGGGCGGCGGTGACTTCCATGTCAGACGAAAGGGCACCGTATAGCTTACGCAGGCCCGCTACGTCAGAGCCATCGGCGGCAACGCCTGGCTGGCCAACGATCTCGCCCACAGTAGAACGAAACCGTTTCATATCCTCCCATGACAGTTCTCCGCCTTCCGGGGGTTTACTTGCCATCTCTTGCGCGGCCTGTACTTCCGCGCGCGCGTCATCGACAGCAAGGCGCGCAGCATTTTGCTGCTCCGCACTGGTTACTCCAGAGCGAACGACTTGGTATGCATCTTGAGCCTTGGACAGCTTTTCTGACGCAGCAATAAATGCCTCACGCCCCTTCGGTGCCAAATCTTCCGGCGTCAAAGCCTCCAACGTCGCACGCAACCTCGGGTGGTTGGCCCACAGCTTGGACAACTCAGGGTTGCTTTGCATCCCGCGTGTCACTTCAGCCAAAGCGCCTCGGGTCTGGCCTAGCTGCACCTTGCTTTCAGCGGGTACAGAAACGCGCTCGAACAGCTCACCGCCACGAGCAAGGCTGCTACGTTCAAACTGTTTGAACCCACGCCGCGCTGCCTGTCCAGCAGTGGCATCGCCAGCATCTTCGCTAATGGCCGAAGCAATGCGGTTGCGGGCGCGCCCAGCAGACGCAACAGATCGTTCCGCCCCTTCTGCAAGGGGAATGCCCCCAAGCGTCATGCCCGTTGCCCCTGTGGCCATCCGCGTGCCTACGCCACCAACATCGGCAGGTAGCATATCCACCTTCTGGCGATCTGCAGCCGCCATAAGAGCGTTAGGTGTGCGAACACCCGTTCCTGCCCGAGCCAAACGGTTAGCGGCACCGTAGCCAGCCACACCACCCACCAACGTTCCCGCAATCTGCCCTGGTGTGCCACCTACAGCCTGCCCGATCATACCCAAGGCACTTGCGCCAGCCCCCGCGACGGCATCGCGTCCCGGCGTTGCGCCGAACGTCGAAAGGGCGCTGCGGACAGGAGCTGAACTTGCCACCATGGATGCACCACGCCCCGCAAAGGATCCCGTTAGCGCACTGACACCGCCGCCGATGATGGTGTTGGCAACATTGTCCTGATTTTTGGGTAGGCCAAGATCGGAGCGCACCTGTGTGGCGAAGTCGGACGTGTAGTTGTCATACCCCATCGCCCGCCCGATGGTGGTTGCTATAGGGTCAACCACGATGGCCGGGATACTAGCTGCCCCCTCAACGATGCTGCTGACGCCTTGCAGCAGGCCATCACCGATGCCACCGCCACCGCCTGGCCCGCCACCTGGGCCGGGAGGAGAATCTACGCTAGTGTCAGTAGCGGTGCCGGTAATACCTTCCGCGCGCTCCCTGGCTGTAAAACCTTCCTTATCGACCTCATCAGCCGCCGCAGCAGCATCAGGCCGCAAAGCCTCATCAAGCCCAGGCGTCACATAAGGTCGATAGCCGTTGGCTGGCGTGTAGAAGTCATTGGCCTCCCTGATCTGCGCCTGAAGCTGCTCGCGAAACTTCTCCAGCTTGACTTGCGCAACCTCTGGACGATCCTGCACGGTGGGCACAAACGGCGTAAAGCGGGGAGCTTCCGATGCCGAGACTGCAGCGCCCGAAAGATCATGGATCTTGAAAGCCCCGACAGCGCCGATGCTTGCTCGCACGCCAGTTCCATCAGGATCATGCCATTGCGTAAAGATCTCACCTAGCGCACCCGTGCCCGTGCCGATGGACTCAGGACGCTTCTTCAGACCAGCAAGCGCGGTGTCGATCTCGCGCAAGGTCTTAAGGTTTTCCTGAATGCCCGTTGCCGCTGCGGCTGGAATGCGCTCGCGCTCGGCGCGGTTGGCGGCTTCTTCCGCACGGCGCGCAGCATCCTTCGACAAGTCAAGCTGCTGATACTGGATGGCTTGATCTTGGTTGGCGCGTGCCTCACCCGCTTGCGCACGAGCTTCGCCAGACTGACGGTAAGCAGCCTGTGGATCAGGCGCACCATAAATAGGCCCCGGTGCAGCCGCAGGAGCGCCACCGCCGTTGAGCATCGCCAGCAGTTCGGGATCGGTTACTTCTGGCATATTAACCCCTTGGCTCCATGTGAACGTGGTCGCCCTCGTTTATCACATCCTTGTCAGGATTCTCGCGGCGCAGGACAGCGGCGTATTGTGCCATGCTCATGCCGCGCGGCGGCACACTGTCCCGCGCAAGCGGATTGCCTTTTGCATCGCGGCGCATGTGGTAGCTGTTCGACACGCCACCAACCCGTTTGTTGCGTGCAGGATCGCGATACGTGCTAGTCACAGTCTCGCCAGCAAGCCCGTTGAAGTTTGCCGTTTGTACGGTCACAGGGCGGCGAAATCCACCAGACGCGGGTTGCGTCTGACCTCCCATCGGTTCGTCGTGCCATGTGCCGCCGTAATTATAGTAGGTTTTGCCGTTGATAACCTTTGTCGTCTCTGGTTGGGCGCTGCCAACTGGAGAGCCCGCAGGAGCGTTGCCGGGGTTAGGGGCAATGAGCATACGGGATTGGCCGGTGTTCTCGTTGTAGGCAACTGCGGAGCCACCTGCTTGTAGTGCGATCACCTTTTCAGCCGAACGCGACATAGCCGCTCTAAATACCGGGCTATTAGGGTCACGGTCTTTCGGGTCGAGCGTGGCCATCACGTTCTTGACTTCAGTTGTCATTAAGTCAGGGTCTTCCCTAAACGCGGAAAGCACCTTGACCTGACTGTCCCGCCAAGTGGGATCGAACTGCGTTGGCAGGTTTTGCTCAGTAGCCAGTCCCAAGCTTATGGCTTGCGAACGCAATTGCTGCCAGTTCTCAGGGCTGGCCTGCTGGAGCATGTTGATCTGCGTCGGAATACCTTTGACCGCCGCCTCCCGCTTGTCAGCCTCTGCCTTCACTTGGGCACTTGCCTGCTGCGCCTGCTGAGTGCGAAACTTGAAAGCGAGTTCGGGGTTAACGCCGGCCAAGTCACGCAATGCGCTGTCCGCGTTGCCTTGGCCATCGCCAATGCCGGGAGTGCGCGCACCACCGCCCAGAAGCACACTCAAGGCGTTGTTTTGCGTTTGCTGGTCACGATCCTTTTTAATCGTCTGGCCGATCTGCAGACCAGTCGCCAAAGCGTTCTGAAAGCCGTTTCCGCCGCTAAGGCCCCAGTTGACCGCCATCAGTAAATCCCTCGTGGCCAAGTGCTACTAGATCCCATGCTGCCAGCGGGACGCAAGGCACCAAGCGCGCCACTCAAACCTACGCCACCAATTGTCCCAAGCGCGTTGCCCAGACCGTTGTTCTGCCCCGCGATCAGCGCAGCGTTAGAACGGCCATCAGCGGCGTTCTGGTTGTTCGCGCCAACCGCACCAGCGTAGTTCTGGCCCACACCAGCCAAGGCGGAGGCAGCGCCCAGGCCCTGCGCGGATTGGCCGGCCAACTGCCCGGTGTATTCGTTACGATACCCCGCCTGCAGGTTCTGGCGATACTTCTCCAATGCCTTCATGGCGGATCCAGACTGCAACGCGCCTGTGCCCGCATAGCCAGAGTTAACCTGATTGGCACCAGTGGCGAACTGGAAGCCATAATCAGAGTTCGAGATGTAGCTGCCGAACGCATTGTTGGCGTCTGCCATCGTCACGGCAGGTGACGCAGCCGCAGGATTAGCACCCATGCCTGGCACAGCGGCCCGCGCTGGATTTGCCGAAACATAGGAATTGAGCCTGGATATCTCTCCGCTATCCGCCATTCCTCTTAGCGTTGCCAGCAATTGCTGCGGATCTGCGCCTTGGTTGGCATTGTAATAGTTTTGCATGGCGCGCCCGGTCTTGCTATCGCCAACGCCCAAAAGGTATTGAACCTGCGACGCCGCATCGGCTCCCGCATAAGCTGGGGTTCCCGCACTACCCGGGGATGCAGCAGCAGTGACCTGCTGGCTGGGCAGTCCCAAGAAGGCGTTAAGATAATTCCCCGCCGTATTGCCGCGATCCATAAACGGCGACAGGGCCGTTTTGTTGGATGCGTAGATATCACGCTGCAGGGCGTTGTTCTCGGCGGCGGCTTGCGCCTGCGCGTCAGCGGCCTTGCCCGCTGCCTTCTTTTGCGATGACGCGCTAAGAGCAGAGCCACCCGCTGAAAGTGCTGCGCTACCTAGACCGATTGCTAACGCCGTTCCAAGTGCCAAGATCACAACTCCTTAATGAACGACTGCTCGGCAGCACGATAGCCACGTCTGGCATACAGGCTTACCATTCTTTCGCCGCCAAGCCTAGCCAGAGCCTTCATTTGCCAAGTTTGGCACCCTTTTTGCTTGGCTTCTTTTTCCAGCGCATCAAGCAAGCGAATCCCGGTCATCTGTGGGGCATCCGGCGACACGTACCAGAACAGCTCCTCACCGCTGACATGGCCGTGATTGAAGTAGACCGGCGACACAACGCCAGCCGCCATCCCCATTATATGCCCATCATCGGCCACGATGCAGATAAATGCCGGGTTGGCCATGTAGCCGTGCAAAGACCGCTCACAGTCGCCCGCATTGTAGGCGATCTCATCCCATCCCGCAGCCGCGTGGAAAAACGCGCCCAAGCGCGCGATGTCAGGAATATCGCCAAGGGTAGCGGGGCGTATCATCGGTAATCCTCGTACTGTCTTGGCGTCTCACCCGCTGGCGTATAGCCAGGCGCAGACACACCGCCACCCTGCGCTGGAGGCTCACCCGCAGCCGGGATGGCGATCTGCCCCACTGAGTGGCGATTGCCTGCCTGTGCGATAGCGCTGGCAGTGCCTTGATACATCACCGCGCCACCCGCGCGTGCTGCGTCGTCGTAGTAGACGGACACGTAAGCACCAGCCGGGAAGCCGCCCACACTGCCGCCATCAACCGGCACAGTCCGCCCATCGCCATACACCCGTTGATGCGCGGAAATCGTAATCGTCCCGCTGGCATCGGCTGTCAGCACCGTTGACGGGTTGGTATAGCTGTTGGTGATGTCCTGCTGCGCCTTGGCCTCTGTGGCTGCGTCGTTGGCAGCTTGGGCCAAGCTTTGTGCTGCCTGGATACCCGCAATGATAGTCGCCAAATCGCCTACCTGCCCCGTCAAGCCAAAGAACGCTTGCTCGATAGCCTCCATGGTGCGCTGCCACCGCAACTGAAATTGCTGCTCTGGAGTACGCCCCTGGGTCACGATGAGATCGGTGCGCTGTAGGCGGTCCAGCTTGGGCGTGGTAATAATGACCGGCCTTCCCAACCCCGGCCCCGCACCTATCGCACCACCCAGCCATCGCAAAGGCGCGGGCGTCACGTCTATTCTAGCGGGCATGGTCTCGACCGCAGCGCCCGCCCACTTCAACTGAACAGGCGTGATCGTGACGTTAGGCATTCGTCAACCACGTCCCGGCATTGATAGAGAAGTTTTGCCCAGCCGGTAGTGTGTAGGGCACGCCATAGTCGAAGAACGCGACCAGGTTCTTGGCCGCTGCCGTGTCATTGAACAGCACGGCATAACGAAACTCACCAAATGGCGCGCCGGTAGCGATGAACGTTACAACGTCAAGCTGCAGCGAATAGGTACCACCCGTTTGGCTGGAGCTAACCAGCGCCGCTGCGACCGGGGCATAGCCACCCGCGCTAGTGATCTGCGTAATATCCGCCAGAACCGCATTCGTGACCACTGGTGCCGTATTGGTTAGAGCCACCTTGAGCATGTCAGTCGCAAGGTTATGCACGCCCTCAACAACAGCTTCTTTGAACGGCGAAAAGACTTGGATTTGTGGCACCTAGCGGCCTCCTCGGGGAACATTGACCAAAACGTCAGAGATTCTAACGTCAACGGGGTCAGTCACACGAAATTCAGCCAGGAAGGCCGGTTGCGAGGCCACCCCGCAGGCGTTCCAGCGCACCGATGTCCGGTAATCGCCCTGTTTGCCCAGCGATGACACGCGCCAGTTGCCCCAAGTCTTGCCGGCATCGCGTGACTGGCGCATTTCCATGGCTGGCTCGGCATAATCGCCCGTCAGATACGTTGTGCCGCCCACATTGCACCGAACCTGCACGTTGTTGATGGCCATCCCGCCCGAATTGATCGGAAAGCCGCCACGGATACGCCGTTCCAGCACGCCGCCAACATCTTCCCATTTGTCGGACCAGCGGAACGTGCGGCCATCCAGCGCAGAACCAAACACCTCGCCCGTGGACGAGCCCACCAGCCAGTTGGCTTGGCCATACGATGCGAACTGACCCCACCGCTGCGAGCGTGGGGAATAGATTTGCGTTTCGTCGTCCAAACGCAGCGCTAGGTACTCATCACCGTCGATCAGAAGCGAGAACAAGACACACTGGCTGGATCCCCCTATCCGCGCCTGAAGCCCCACATTGGAGATCACGTTGCTTTCGGACTGGATGCACACTGTGCCGTCATTCGTGACCCATGCAAAAGTTGGGCCAAAGTTGCAGCACGCCCCGGTGTTGCGAATACCCTTGTTCATCGTCGCGCCCTGCAGGCGAGAGAACGGCAGGTCTGGATCGGTACTGCGCGCCCACGGCTCAACCGTCTCGGCACCGAACAGCAGCAAGAAGTCATCGACCCAAAGCAGATCCAAAAGCCGATCGGGCGTGTCTTCCGCAGACGCAAAGTTGAGCGCGTCGATCGACACACCCAGCGGATCCGACCAGTAGAACTTCTGCGTGTCTCTACGAATTGCCACCAACCGCGATGCACCCACCGTCAGGGCCAGCACGTTGGCGTTATCCGGGAACGGCACCGCCATCAGCGCCGTGCCGTTCCACCCCCACAGCGTAGACCCGCGCGTGATGAACAGGTAATTCTCATAACCTGCCATCTGGGCGACGTTGTCACCGCTGATCGTGCCCAGTGCCGTGGAGCCACGATACAGGCTGTCACCCGACACACCGAACAGAGCGCCCCCCAATACGCCATTGCGCTGGAACAGAGCGCGCACCGGCCCTATGCCCATGGTTTCGGCGCGATCCTCCAAGCCAGGCCGCGACTGCAGGGCCAGCCCCTTTTCCTCGGTCGGCGCTTCCTCGGCAATCATGTTGATAACCGGCAGCGATGGCAGGTCGCCGCGTGTTCGCTCGTAAGAGGAGGTTCCGAAACTGACGCTAGGCACACCAACCACCCCATGCACCCAGCACGTAACTCTCAGGCCTGCCAAAATCGAGCAGCCGTTGCTTGGCGATCTCGGCTTCGACCAGCACATACTGCGGCAGACCTTCCGGCATAAACGCCGTCAGCCGCGCCTTGAGCATCTTGCGGATGGCGTCATTCCACATCTCAGGAACGTCCAGCACCGTGCCAGCCGATACAGGCTCAATAACGCGCACGTAGGTATAGGCGATGGTCGTGGGCACGTTCGGCACCGGCCATACCCTTAGACGCGCCTCTGTGGCCGTCTGGCGCAGATCATAGCGGATAGGCGCCCCGCGCTGAGTCTTACTTGGGATGGAGTTGTATTCGCCCGAACCCCAGCGATATAGCGCCCGCTGGTACGTCGTGGACATGACCAACCGCGCCTCGGACACTTCGGCAGGGCGAGGGGTCACCGTGGCCTCGTATTCGCCCGCCGCAAACGTGACCTCGCCATCTTCCTCGGTCCAAGGGTTCAGGCCCTCTGCCGCTAGGGCTTTCAGCATCAGATCAAGCTGGGCGATGCCGTAGGACAGTTCTTCACCGTCCGCCTGCTCGCCCAGGCTAATGATGCCAAGATCGCGCATGGCACCCGTCACCACATCGCGTGCGGTCTGGCCTTGTGCAGTGGTGCCTAGAACGATGCTCATGGGTCTACATCCTCTGGGCGGATAGGCTTAGGCTGGTCCACCTCTGGCAACCGTGGCTGCGCGTCAGGGCGCGGCATGCCTTCAGGGCCAACATGGGGTGGATAGGTGTCGCATGGGCGTGGGTCGTGGCAATCTTTGCACACGCGCGCGCCGGTCCATTCGGCACGTAATTCTGAAAGGTCATATGTGAGCGCACAACGCGGGCATTGCCCATACGAATATCCGGGTATCCATCCAGATCCTTCGCCGCGCATCACATGCTCCTGAAAATAGGGTGCCACTCCTTTATGCCGAGTGGCTTTGCATTAGACGTTGAAGAGTAGCGTACTCAGCTGCCAGCTGAGCCAAATAACCCGCGCCAATCACCCACACCACAGGCAAACCGCATCGACGACTTGGAACGTGCGTTCTCGGTGTCGAAGTCGGTATCCTGCTGCAGGGTCGGCTGACGACGCCAGAACGAAACCAGCGCATCGTCGATGTCGGTCTGGATGAACCAGGCATCGGTATCCGTCAGGTAATGGTTGACCACAACCTCGGGAATGATGCCCATCGAGCGCAGAGCGTTAATGTTGTTCGAGTTGAACGTCTGGCCATCACCTGCCTGCGACGGCTGCAACGTGGAGCCAAGCAGGCGCTCGGCATTGAACACGTTGTCGGGACCGATGATCAGGCGCTTGATGCGACCGACAATCGGGAGGCCCGCGCTGTCCTTCATCTTGGCGATCTGGATAGCCATGGCCTCCAGGCTCGCTTCGGAAAGGTCAGCAGCCGTTGCGATGATGTTGCTCTGGTTTCCTGCCCCGGTGGGGTGAGCATTCGAGAACAGCGGCGCACCGTCACCGATAGGGTAGTTGGCATCAAAGCCACGATTCAGCACATTGGCGTGAACCGTCTCGGCAGTGACCCGCATGGCCTTGGCTAGCTTGCCAGCGCGTCGGCCTGCGACCTCGGCGTACTGGTTGTCTTCAATCGCCTCACGGGTGACGATGAAGCCCTTGGCCCACACGGCATGCGTGAAGGTCGCGGTGTAGCCCTGGGTGTCGCTATCGTACTCGATAGGCGCGCCCTCAGCCTTGATCGGTGCCATACCAAAGCCGCCTTCTTCGACGAACTTCTCGTATGCCTTACCGCTGGTGCGCTTGCTGAAGATCTGCGACCACTCAGGCGGATACTCGTTGTACTTGCCGCCGAAGATGGAAGCCACACCAGGCCACAGAAGGGCGGGATGCGCGGAACGTGTGATTGGCGTTGCCATTGTATCAGCCCTCCTTACAGACCGGTGGAGCCGGCAGCGCCGGTTTCAGTGGGGACATTGATTGCTACCAGCCACTTGGCGTTAGCGCCCATCTCGTTGTCAGGGGTCTGCGAAAGACCGATGATGCGGAGCGGAAGCGTTGCCGTGACAGCAGCGGTGGACGAGTCGAGCATCCAACCCGAGTTGCGGGTGAAGGTCGAGCCGTTGGCCGCGATCAGAGCTGCATTGAGCCCGATGGCGGTCTGGGTCAGCGTGCCGCCAATGCCATCTTCCTGGATCTCATAGAGAACCGTGGGATCGTCGCAAACCAACACATAGCCGGCAGTCGAAGCGGGGCGATAACCCTGCATCATCATGTCGTTGCTGGAAGGCAGCGTTTCGTCGTTGGCGATGCCGCAGACCACGCCCGTGATGGGGCCGGTTGCAGCGGTTGCACGGGTTACGCCGGGAACACCCTTGGCATCGCCAGTGCCCGACAGAACGACGGGATCGCCGATGTACAGAGCGGTGGCATCACCTGCATTGACGTAGTATTTGCGCAGCGGACCCATGAACGGGGAACCGTTGCGGTAACGTCGGGGAATGAGGCCCCGCACCAAATTCGCATTGGGCATGTCGAATAGTCCTATTGACCACGCCGCACATAGCTTGCCTCAAGAGGGTTATAAGCACCCTCATTGAGTTCGCCGTTGTCGCGGCCTGAAAACGTGGCCTTCTCGCTTGCATCAATCCGCTGGATTCGGTCGCGGTTGTCGTCCGCAATGAACTCCTTTGGCTTGGCGCAGAAGTAGGCTGTGACGGGTTTGCCGGTTCGGGAATCCACACCAACTTGCGCGGGTTCAACGTCAGGCACTTTGTCCCAGTCGTCGTTCACGGTCTTGTTGTACATGCGGTTCCCAAGGTCGTTGATCCAGCGTCCCTCAAGGCCCTTCTGGGCCAAATCACGCTTCACTTCCTCAGATACGGCTAGAGCAGAGTTGTCAGCATCAACGCCAACACGCCGACGACGTTGGGCACGCTCTACCTGCGCACGTCGTCCACGGGGCTTTTGCCCCAGTTCTTCCAGGGGGTTCCCTAGATCGAGATCAGCCATTCGCGGCCTCCTGTGATGCGTAATAGTTATCAGCCCACACCTTTTCGGTGGCCCACTCGTTACCGTTTTCCTTCATCGAAGAAACCCAGTCCTTCATGGCCTTGCGAGCGTCAGGCGGTAGCGTTGCCACACCCTTCTCTCGCGGCTGAGTGCTTACTTGGCGCTGCGGCGTGCCGAGAGCGGGAGCCTTGCGGGGTTCCGGCTTTTTCTCGGGCTCGGCGTCTGCAAACAGTTCGGGGAAGCGCTTGCGGACATCCTCTTCCACCTTGGCGAGCTGCGCCTCAGGATCGGTGATGCCGCGCTTGGCGTAATGCTCGGCACGCACAAATGCGTAGCCGGTGGCTTCATCATCCTTTTGAAACCACGAAGAATTGCGCTCAGCAAAGTTCTCGGCGGCGGGTGCGGCAGTTGGAGTTTCCAGCTTGGCCAGTTCGCGCTCTGCCTTGGCAAAGGTGTCGCGGTCGCCGGTCTCGAATGCCTCATCGCGAAGGGCAAGAACGCGCTCGCGCTCTTTCTCGACTGCCTGCTGCGTCATACGCGCATTGGCCTTGCCGATACCCTCAACGGTCTTCTTGATGTCCTTGAGTTCACGCGACAACGTGCGGTTGATCTCGCGGGACTTCTTGAGGAAGTTCTTGCTATCGGTCCAGGCAGTTTCGTCGCCGTCCCATTCGGACTTAGGACGCCAACCCAGTTCCTTTGCAAGGAGGTCAACCTCGGAAAGCTGTTCGTCGCCGCCGCCTTGGTCATCGCTACCATCAACAACGACTACGCCATCGTCAGTGTGGTCAAGCAGTCCCTGGTCATCTGCATCATCAGCCATTTGTGGCCCCCTGGTTATCGGTGGCTGCATTATTCACCTTTTGGGTTCGCAATGCAAGGGGCGTGCCAACATCAATTATGTGATGCGATAAATGCTGATCGGCATGGAGTAGGTCGCGCCAACGCCGAGCAAAGGCGTGTAATAGCCGACGCTCACTTTTCCGCTGGTGGTGCCGGGATTGACGTTCACCACCTCGCAGCCAGCAGTGGGTGTTGCAGAGACGGCGAATGACAGCTTGTCAGTTGTCGCCACGCCCGTAACGGGAAATTCCTTGCGCTTCATGCCAACAGCCAGGGACAGTAGCAGCGTCTCGGTTACGTTAAGGTCGGCGATGAACTCTAGCCGGCCTGTAGGCAGCGGGTGAACGTGATCTTCGCGTGAGGCGTTGGCGGATGTGCCCTGTGCCGCAGTGCCAAGGGCCTTGGGAGTGGCGGTGCCTAGCGGTGTGGCTGTGGCGTTGCTGCCTGCGGGACCGGTGGGCCCTGCGGGACCGGGCACGGTCGAAGCCGCTCCGGTCGCTCCTGTGTCGCCTTTCGGTCCCGTAGCACCAGCGGGGCCAGTATCGCCCTTAGGGCCAGTCGCGCCCTGTGGTCCTGTTGCGCCGACAGCCCCAGTTGCCCCCGTATCACCTTTTACACCCTGCGCACCTGCCGCGCCTGCACTGCCCGTGTCGCCCTTGACGCCTTGAGCACCGGCATCACCCTTAGCCCCAGCAGGCCCCGTGGCACCCGCGCTGCCGGCATCACCCTTCGGCCCAGCGTCACCCTTAGGTCCAACCGGCCCAACATCACCCTTGCGCCCGTAACCTGGTACACGGATGCCCATATCTAAGCCCCCGAGCCGTATATCAGCACGAAGCGGGTGCGCTTGCCTGTATAAAGCCAGTTGCCGCCAGAGTCCTTGATTGGAAAGCCGACTTCCTCGTCAGCGCAAGCCGCTACGTAGTCTGGCATTTGTGTGCGCCCTACATACTTCTCGCCTGGGGCCAGATAGTGCCCATTCTCAAGAATGGCCGGCATGTCAGTGGGCGCACCCTTCCAGCCCGCAAACCAGATCCAAAACGGGTTAGGATTGATGACCAGGAAGGATGTGACGCCTTGGCCATTCATTGGCGGCACGCGCGTAGGTACAGCAGTCAACTCCGCAGGTCCAATAATGACCTTGGCCTTCAAGTTGCGCCGGAACGGCTGGATGAGTGAATCACTCATTGCTTCACCCACCCGCTATCAGCCACAAGCTGGCCGTCCTGATATGTGTACGTGCGCAGCCACGAAGTAGTGCCGTCCGTAACCGTGTCGGTTTTCAGATTGCCGCTGTCGTCGTAGGTGTACTTATGCGTTTTGTAGGTCGGCACCGAATTGCCATCTACGTCTTTGTCCTCGCCTGACGATACCGCAGCGACACCCGCCATCTGGACCTTGATGGTATGTATTGGCTTTTCGCCAACTCTGGCCCCTGCGGTGGATGTCGCCACAGGGGAGCCGCCAAGGTAGATGTAGGTGTCAGTCATCTCTCAGGTCTCCAGAACTGCGAGAACATCCTTGTCCTCACACAGCCGGTACTCAAACCCGTCATCGCCGCGCAGCTCATACATGCTGGCGAACTTCTTGACGACAACGCGCGAGCCTACGTCTGGGAACGTAGCGCCCTCAAGATAATCGCCAGCGTTCAAGCCCTTGGCCACCAGCGTGCCGGTCTGACATGCGGCGTCATCGCGGTCTTTGACCGTTTGCGGCAGGAGTAGGCCACCTGGGGTGCGATCTTCGCCCTTTTTGAACTGGACGAGGACCATGAAGCCGGTGGGGCGGATGCCGGAGGTGTTGAAGGCGGCGGCCTTAGCATTGGCCTTGGCCTCTTCCTCGTACTGGCGCCTCTGTTGCTCAATTTGAGCCATGCGCTCGAACATTGAAGGCTTCTCGACTGCACCGCCACCATCAGTTGCCACGTTCCCCTCTGCGATTGCCTTCACGCACGAGAAGTCATCTTTCAGAAAATCCCGAAGCTCCGCTCGTGCCGCGCTAGATACGTCCATCACTCTTCCTCCTGCCTTGCCTCAATATCAGTGAAATCCGCCAGATACACGGACGAATACGCCGCGTGCTTGGCTTTGAGAGTGTTCAGCGCCTCTTGATCCGCCACGCCGGTTGTCCAGCTTGCCTCTTTCCATTCCGCCTCTGTGAGGGCAGCGGTGGTGCGGTAGGCGTTGAAAAACCACTGCGTCATGACGTTTTCACGCCAAGCGATGAAGTCTTCTTCGGTGGGGGTCATGCCCTTGCACCAATCTCAAGACCCGACTGCATTTTGTCAGCAATAGCAAGCAATGCCAAGCGCTCCTCCTCAGCAGCAGCCAACGCCAGTTGGTCCTGGCTAGTCCCGATAGACGCCAGATCTTTCTGCGCAGACGCCTCATTCCTCGCAGCCTTGGACATAAGCTCGCGAAGCTGCGCCTGCATCATGGCTTGCTGTGCTGGGTCAGGCTGTTGCGGTTCGTCAAATAACTCATCGATGTCGGAAACGTCCGCAGCCTCTAGCATCCTGCGTATGATCTTTTGGGGATTCATGCCCGGTGCGCCTAGGAACGTGCCAATAAATTGAGCCGATGCGATGCGTTGGCTTTTGGTAACGTTCGTTGGGTCACTGACGGGCCTAACGTCAAAATCTTGCGCGTTAAAGTCCGCCGCAAAGTCCGCCAGCGGATCATCCAGCAGGTTGGAATAATCCTCCTGCGCCTGCTCACCACCAAACGCGCCGATGTTTTGGAACAGCTTGCCGTACTCTTCCTTGAGCGAGCGGAAGATGCGCTTGTAAATGGCGGAGAATACCTGCAACCCCTGCTCGATCAATGCAAGGGTCGTGCCAACCGGCGCGTTGTTGTTGGCATCGCCAACCATCACGTCCTGAATGCCCGAAATGTCCTTTGCCGCGCCTAGCATCAGCTCAAGAACATTGAACGTCGTTGGATTCGGCCCCGGGAACGTGCGCTCGTAGATAGCGTTCTGAATTGCCGCACCTGAAGCGTTGACGGTCTTGTAAACACCCGGCTCGAACATGATCCGCGACGAACGCTTGCCTGCACCAGTAAGATCTACACCCGACCCGATGAACCCGCCACCAGCCGCAGCAGCCGTGCCAGCATCAATCATCTGGTTGATGGTGTTGTTCACGATGGTGGTGATGGGATCAAGCAGGTGCCCCAGCCCTAGCCCATAGAAACCGCCATCCAGGTTCGGAAAGAAGTCATACTTGACGTAGTAGCACTCACGCCGGATGCCAGCGACGGCAGCTACGATCTCGCCATCAACTTCACGCTCGCCAACCTCTACGTCATCAGGCCCAAAGTTCGCTTCGACACGAAGAACCATCCCGGTTTCTTCATCAAACGTGACGATGTACGGCTCTTCGTAGCCATCCTCGTCCAGATCCAGCAGGCAATGCTGCTCAAGCAGGCAGCGCAAACCGTTTGCGTCCTCGCTTTCAACCAGCTCAACATCGCGATAGAAGCCCTGACGCTGCAGCCCGACAATATCGTTTAGCGGCTGGCTGTCGCGGATCTCGGTAAGCCGTGGCGATTCTTCGCACGACTTGGCATCCATGGGCGCAACCAGCTTGAGCGCTGGCACATATGCCGCGCGCTGTTGCCCGTCGTAGTAAACCTTGCGAAAGCCACAGCCGACAATCGGCAAGTGATGCAGCAGCGTGTCGGTGTCTTCTTCCCACCCCTTCATGCGATAGAAGATGGTGTAATTCATGAAGTCACGCACGCGCTGCGCCCGCTTGGTCTTGACGCCAGGCGCACGCTTCCACTTGGGTTGTGCGGCCTGCATGACCTGTTCGGCAGCTTCGGGCGGGATTGGCTGCGCTTGGCCGTCTAGTGATACCAGCATAGGCCCCTGCGGCCCCATGGTCAGCATCATGCCGTCAACCATCATGATCGGCTCGCCATCCTGCCCCAACTCAGGCAAGCCCTTGTCCGAACCGACAACCTTGCAGCTTACCGCCTCATCACCCTTGACGATGGCGGGGTAAGCGCGAGCGGCGAACTGGAGCGACGCGGTGGTGAGAAGTGGGTGGTTAGCGTTGCTTGCGCCGGCCCAAGGCCACGTTTTCTTTGGGTTCTTATCCTGTTTAGCCAGCTTGATAGACAACTCAGCCTGCTCGCGCCAATCCTTAGCGGAGCATTTATCCGCCTCGTAATCCTCTTTGCACTTAGCACCGATGGACGCGAGCTGCTGTTCTGAAAGGATCGGCGTTAGATCACCCTGCGACTGGGCGATAGCAAGAATGCGCTGTTCTTTAGGCAGATCGTCAAGGAAGGTGGCCACCAGATCATCGACGGCTTCGATGTCCTGTCCGGTTTCCTCCATGATGGTTAGAGCGGTGGGTTGCATACTCAATATCCTCCGCTCGGGCCCGCGCTGTCGTCGCCGTCGTCGATATACACGGGTCGAACCGGTATGGCAAACGTCAGCGCCAACGCGTCACCCATGTCAGGGCTTGACCCTAACCGCTCTCGTATCTTGTCCTTGGCTTCGATGATCAACTCATTGTTGGATTTGTAGCGCGTGGCGCTCGTCCCCCATATCGGAGCGCAGACATCGCCGTGAATCGCATCGTCATCCGGTATGCTCACGCCAGCCGGATCCTTGAACCAATCGCGCATCACGTCCCACATCTCAGCGCGACGGTTCTCGTACAACTCGTCACCCGTTGGGCCAAGTCCGACTGGCGAAGAACCAAAGTTGACCGCGTGGACCTCGCCATAACCCATCTCCTTGAGGCGATCCACGACGCCAGCGCCCAAGCCGCCAACGTCAATGCACACCGCTGCAGGGCGATGGATGCGGATGAGATTGGAGACCTTGCCCGCGATAACCATCGTGTCATCATGATCCCACAACTCGCAGATCAGCCCCCCCGCCACACGTCCGCGACGATCAATCACACCGGTCTTGTCGCCACCACGCGCCGGATCCACACCAATGATGAGCGGGCCTTGCGGGATAACCTCACGGCTACGCGCCAAGGCCACAGCGGGCGATGGGATGAAGCTGTTGCCAGCAGTCTGGAACGCCTCGTCCGCGTTGGACGGGTACTCCTGCTTGAACTTCCAGCAAGGCTCATCAATGGACTGGCCTGTGGCGTTGGCCATGTCGCGGTTCTTCACGAACGCCCAATATAGCTGATCGTCGGTTAGGCGGTTGCTTTCCTGGTAGTCCAGCCATTGCGAGCTAGTGACCCACTCATCAGGGCAAGCCAGTGTGTAGCCGTCGTCCCAATACCACGGCATGAACACTGCAATGTCGATGCTGTCGCCACGCTCTGCCGCCTTGTAGCGCCGCTGGTAGGCGTTGCCGATACCGTTTGCCGTGCTTTCAAGAATGCGTTCTGTGCCTGGCGCATCGGACTGCGCCTGCTCTAAGCCAGCAACGTGATCCTCGGCATTGGGCCAGAACGCCACCTCGCTACCATGCAATAGCTGGATGGTGGACGAGCGCCCGACTTCCTTGGTGCCCGCCGTTGCCACCGCGTAGGAGCATTGACGATTGGCAAAATTCAGTTCCTTGGCGTTAGATGCACCGGTCTCATGCCGCGCCCAACCTGGCATCAGCTCATGATATCGCTTAGTCATCTTGAACAGGTTGTCCGTCGCTGCCTGCTCATGCGTTAGGATGAACGTGTTAAGGCCCTTGCCACCCCACATACGCCAGTAGAAACGCCCCTGCAGATACGTGCTGCAGCCCATCTGCCGGCCCTTGCAGATGATCGCACGCACTTTGCCGGTATCACGCCGCTGCTGCTCCAGCTTGTTATGCAGATACAACTGCGCACGATTAAGCCGGAAAGGCTTAACCTCCCCGGCCTTTGTCCTGATTCTCAGGCAGTGCTTTGCGAAGTAGTCGAAGTCATCGCGTAGCCTCTTGAGCTTTGCGAGGTCCATCAGTCTTCGTCGAGAGCGTCGAGCGCTTCGCCAATGCCGACGTTGATGTTGCCTTCGATCTCCTTTGGCAGGAGAGAGGCGATCATCTTGGCGTACTCGTTTGGCTTCTCGTCGCGCATCTTTTGTATCGCATCGATACCAGCGGTCCCTTCAGCAAGGGACTTCTGAAAGTCTGCCAAGAGAGCGTCTAGAAACACCTCTCCAAGCTTTTGCCTAGCACCTTTGGGCCTACCTGCGGGATTGCCAGATTGCCCTGGCTTCCAAGCAGGCGAAAGGTTTTGAGGGTTGCCGCGCTTTTTTGGTGCACTACTCGGTGTAGATTCACCCACGCTTGCCATTCTAACCTCTGCCCCTCTGGGCGTTTCGCCTCGTACCGAGGCCGCTTTGATCACCGCCTCTCACGCTTGAGGGAAGTTGATGGGAATATGCCGCTAAGCGTGAGGAAGGTCAAGCTTCCGCCTGCCTATATGCAAAATACAAGTTCCCGGCGCAAAGGACACATCCCACCGGCGTGGCCCAAGCATCACCCTTCACTGCACTGGCCATTGCTCCTGTCGCACACATACCGGCGACAAGCATATTGAGTTTAGTCACCAAAATATCCTTTTCACAATAGCGCGCGCCAGATCCCGCCCAAGCCCCCAGAAGAAGCCACGGGTGAAGTGTGCTTTAGGGGTCATGTGTTTGTGGCCCGCATATCCGGGGTGTCTTGGGTGGAGAGGAAGGATCGCGCTTCATTCACCGGAACCATGTCGCGATCGTACTTGCGCTTCAGAGCCGGATGCGGCGTTCCATCACCAAGGCAGTACCGATCCTTCATCTCTGCCTCGAGATCGTCCGCAAGCATCTCGATCAGCGGGCGCGCCTCTTCCAGAGCAGCGTTGCGGGCTTGGATGCGAACCGTTGCGAATGCCTTTGCCAAAGTCGCGTTCAAGCCCATGCGGAACGGGCCCTCAGCCGCCCAGAACTCGGTCGCCGCCTCACGATCCTCTTGCGTGATCCCGCTCATCCTTGCTCTCCCAGGTTCGTGTTGGGGGTGATCGGAGGTGCGGGGAGATGCATCCAGTGGGTGGGCTGCTCATCCTTGGCGAGCGGGCCGAAACAGTCATGCCAAGCAGCATCAGGCGTTTCGATCGTATCGCCGCCATGAACCCACCATTCGCTGTCGGTCGGTTCACGCCAAGACACGTCAGCGACCCGACGCGCGAACTCGCCCGGCACCCATGCGTCCACCGTCGTCCCATCCCTCGGCGCCGTCTCAATCGGTTGCCACTCGCTCATCCTTCCGCTCCTTCGTTGAAAGCTGAGGCGGTGGTGGGCTGGGGAATGTGGTAGCCGGTACCCTCGCCGGTTAGCCGCCATTTACGCTTGCGGTTGATCGCCATCTTCGCCTGCAATGCCTCGGCAAAGCCTGGGATGCGGCACAGGCAGATGACCACATCAGCAGCCTCAATGGCGTGGTTCGCATCAGGCTCCTCAAGCTCGACGAACTCTTCCTTGGCCCGCGCGATGATCTGCGGAATGGTCGCTAACCCGAATGTGTCATCGCACCACTGGTTGATGCTTCCCCAGGTCTCTCTGCTCAAGTACCTGCGCAGCTTGTCCAACGGGTTCCAGCTCACGCCGTCTCTCCTTCCATCGAGCCCCTGCCGGCAGGATCTATGGGCAGCGCATCCAGGAACGTATCTGCACACTCGTCGTAGGACTTGATCACCTCGCGGATTGTCGCCTCGTTCAAGAACTCATCGATCGCGCCGCCGCACTTCGGGCAGAAGCCAAGGTCACATGGGCACGGACGCAGCGGATGATCTTGGAGGCTGGAGATCCGGCCGATGTCGCCGCATTGAGGGCAATCGTAGAACATCGTCATGCGCCAAGATCCTTCACGAGAGCAGCTTCAGCATTTCTGCGGGACACATCGGCGTTGATCGGTCGCCTCAGTATCTCAGCACGACGCACGGCGAACGAGTGGCGGTAACAGTACGAGCGATTGGCTGACGGCTCCGGAGCATCCAAGTCACCACCGTCGATGTAGCCCTGCATAAACTCACCTGTCGTGTGGTTCACATCATCTCTCCTGAGCCCCTACCGGCATAGGCCAGAGCATTGAGGGCGATTGTCATCACTTGACTCCTCTAAGTCGTCGCGACCGCGACAAGACACTGTTTTTCGTGCGCCCCATGTGCAGGGCGATATCGGCAAATGTCATGCCGTTAGAATAAGCTTTGGACAGCCAGGCATCCTGCTCCGGGGTCCAGGATATGCCCACCTTGCTGGGACGCGGAACATCTGTGCTCAACTCATGCCGCCTCTGCCTAAGCATCCCCACCGGCATTAACAGCATATCCGCCAGGGTTCTGTCGTCCCAACCGGCCCGGAGGATTGCCTGGTCTATGTCTGGGGTCATGGCTTAGGAGGCCAAACTGCTGAGCCTAGCTTTTTATAGAGCAAACTGCGCACACTATTCACTTTTATGCCAGCAGCCTCAGCTGCTTCTTCAATAGTTTTTCCCAAAATCGCCATTTCGCGGAATAGGGCAACCTGCTTGTCCCCATGCACTTTGTTCTCGCTGTAATACCGCTGGACATGTAGGGCGCGGGATGGAGCGGCATTGAGGTTTGCCCTCATAATAGATGCCCTCCTCGCCTTCCTAGCATGAAACCGCCGCCTCGCTTCAGCGACACTCAACACCTGGTCAGTCATAACCCTCGGCTCCAATACATTATGGGCGGTTAGAGGCACCGCACAGCGCCGATAGCCAAAATCAGCACCCCAACGCCACTCCACCCCCAAAACCCTCCCCACGCCCCTCTATCGCCCTCAATCGGCCCATTGATCTCCGACCATGATCGTCCGGACTTGCTCCGGTCACCGGTAACGTCGCGTGGCGGGCGGGAGGATGTGTAGCGGGTCATGACAAAACCTCCATAGCGAGTGAACGAGGGTCGTTGTGACCCGCTGCAATCTTTCGAATGGCCTCTAGCGCGGCGTCTCGCAAAATACGGTCTGCCTTCTTGGCATCGCGCTGCGCCTGTTCTTCCGCTCGCCTAGCATCATATTCCGTGCGCCACTTGATGTTCTTGCGCCTCACAAACTCAGGATCGTGAATGCCGCAATATTCGAGTGTGACGCGCTGACCACGATGCATGACCTCGCGAGTGTACTTGGCTTTTTTCGTGCATTGGTAAAAGCTAACGCCGCGCCCGCTTTCATGAACCGCCGCGCAGCAGCTGCCGGGCTTATTTTTCCATTCCGGCCCATCCGCAGGCCGAAAGCGTGGACTGTAGACATGGCCAGCATCCAAAATATTAGTCATGCTTATTCCCCTCCCTCCGCTTCGCCTGCGCCCGTTGTTCGATGACCCTGCGGCAGATCCTGCACTTCGCCACCTTGCCGTTCATCTTGGTGTTGGCGGGGGTGCGTGGGTGCTGGCAGGGGTACTGCCCCTGGTCTGGGGCGGTCATGCCGCCTGCTGCATTTCACAATACGCTGCGGTCAGGATCACTTCGCCGTCAGCCATCATCTGGCGAGCCGCTGCAAGCTGCTTGATGAGCGAAGCTATCTTCTTTTCAGCGGCGTTCTGGCGGCGCTCGCCTTCGGCGCGGACTGCGTACACATCAACATCAGCGAGGCTAGCAACCTGGGCGGCGGTGTAGGTAGCGAGGTCTGCGGCGTTCAACATGGTAGCATCTCCATTCCGTTGCCCCCTTCTATCAACAAGGGGGATGACGGTCAACCCTTATCTTCAGATGGCAGCAGAATTATTCGTGATCGGGCACTTGCTCGTACAACCCTAATGCAATGGCCCCATCGAGCGACAGCCAGTTATGGAACTTGCCGCAGCCTTCGCAGTCGATCCGCTTGGCATGCGGCCCAGTGCCAGGGCGAACAACGCCACGACATGAGCCGCATGCCTTGCAATGCCCTAACGCCTTTTGAGAACCGTCCAGTTCGATAATCATTTGAGCTCCTTTTAGATAAATCAGAATACGGGCAGGGTAGTGGAAAAAAGTGAGGAATTTCAAAAGACTATATAGATTAATAGAATACTATATATCTATATATCTATATATAACTATGTCCGGATGTGTCTCACCCCCCCCTGTTTTGTATAGCTATATATCTCTCTGTATGCGTATCCTACTATTCTGATATAGTATCGCAGTTTCAAAGGTTTACAGGAGTATCGTAAGGCGTAACGTGAACTATTCTGAAGCCGAAAAGTACCGCTTCGACACCTTTTTGTTCCTCGGGTGCGTGCTTTCCTCGACTCTGAGGTCGCCCCGCTTCGTCATCGCAGCCAGCTCTTCTTCCACCTCATTGCGCTTAAACGTCCGATCTAGCCGGTTCAAAATCACGCCCTCTGTCTCGCCCAGCCCGCCGCTCACAAGACTCAGGATGCGCGCTTGCATCGCTTTGCGGGGACTGCTTTTGACAGAATCATTCCCCACAACCAACCTAACCTTGTCCTCAAGGTCACGCTTGACCAACGCAAACGCCCACCGGACATGCTCAATCGTTCGCAGCTTTTCGGGGATGGCGAGGATCAAGGAAACCTTGGCCACAATCTCGTAGGCCCCCAGATAAATGGCCTCCAGACCGGACAGAGACTTGTGTTCCTCCGCCTGGTCTTCCATCCATCGCGAGATAGTCCACAGAAGCTCCGTAGCGGGCTTCTCAGTAGGCACGCACACCCTCTCGTCATAGTTCTCGACGCGCGATCCTGCTTCGCTGTCGTAACTGTCGCCGGTCCAGATTGCGCGAACGTAGTTGGCCAGTCGTTCCGGCAACGGAGGGCGCTTAAAGCCTTCGCGAGCGCGCGGCACCGTCTCCTTTTCATTGAAGATCAGCGAGCGCCCGATAAAGCCGTTAGTGGCCATGTCGTAGTTCATCAGACCGTCAAATGTCACCGGCGTGGTAATGCCCATCAACGACACGAAAGGCCGCTCGATGCCGTGATCTAACGTTGATAGTGCCCGCTCGACGGAAGCCTTGCGATTTACAAGATAGGGACGCTCCCCATCCTCCAGCAGCTTTTCCAACTGCGACAGTTCGCTAGTTAGTTGCTTGCGCACCTCTTCCTTGCCGTCACCAGTCAGCAGCATATAATCGTTCGCCTTGGAGTAGGCCAACATCAGAATCATCGGCACGCCCTCAAGGTAGGATGCACCGCCACGCTTTTGCGCGTTGGAGATCTTGGCCAAGAACAGGCCCACCTCGTCCACGATGTAGAAACTGGCCTGATGGCGGGTGAGGTTGCGTGTCACCTCTTGCTCCGACTTGATCGAACCATGAGCCGCACCGGATATACCAGCAGTGCGCAGCAAGGTTATAGCTGCCTGCTGGATGCCTTCCTTGCCTGTCCGGGAACCTGCCACACAAAAACAGAACAGGTTGGCCGTGACCGAGCTAATATCATCCACATAGCGCAAGCCGCCGATGTTGCCGATGCTCGTTAGGGCTGCAGCTACCGCAAGATGCTTGCGTGGCCGGAACGACTGGCTATCAATCCACTCTGCAACTTCGCCAACAAAACCCGGAGGCCGCGTGAGGTCTATCCCCGAAATATCGCATGGCAAGCCGCCCGGTATTTCTTTGACTGGCGCTGGCGTGTCATCTTCGCCAGCCAACGCAACCGGCATGATCCAGCCACCTTGCCTGGCGTAGTGGATCAGTGTGCCAATCGTAACCGGGTTGGCTGACTTGCCGAAGCTATGCCACTTGCGCTCCATATTGGATTGGTCATGTTTGTGGGATTGCTCCGACCAGCCTTCCCAATATTCGTATCCCGCGCCGCCTGTGGCATGATGGACGGCCATGCCGATGGCGATCCAGGATTCATAATCGAGATCGTTGTTCGGGATGTAAGACAACATCTCGCCAATGTCGGATAGTGACACGTCGATAGAGTGGCCATCGTACTCGGTGCGGCGACGTTCCGGCTGGCGCAGGAGTTGCAACAACCCCTCTGGTGCATCGCCTATATCATCAGGCGTGCCGTCGGCGCTATAAATGCCGCCCGACACGTGTGCGGAACCAGGGCCAACCACATACCCAGATGACTTAAAGTCGATGCCGGGATATGCCTTGAGATGTGCCACCAGCGACAGCGTACCGGGGATGCGAAAGTAGAGATGCTGAGATCCGCCACCACTGCCTGTTTGCACCGCAAGGCCAGCTCCTGCAATTTCGGGCACCTTTTCGAGCAGCTTGCCGTAGCTTTTCACGCCACCGTTGCGCGCGTCCACATCGACTACCAGCAGACCACGGCACAGGACACCATAGCCTGTGTCGTAGACGCCTAGCTCTTCGCCATCGGCTATGTTGTCCTCATGCCAGGCTGGGGTGTGTTGCCAGTTTGAGGTGCGAGGATGCTTGCCAGCCGCTTCGCAGTCAGATTCACCGCACTCGCATTGTCCACCGACCTTGAAGCGGTAAAGCGGAAAAATCCGATAGCCGGCCTCCCAAAAGTCGCGATACATCATCTGGCCTATGCGTGGGCGTTTGCCGCAATCCCTGCCTGTCATGCGGCACCCTTCAGGTACTCGATCAATGCGCTAACTACCCGATGCGATGGGTCTTTGGTTTGCCCATCGCGGATGGCGGCAATTGTGTTGTGGTGGATACCAGTACGTTCCGCGATGATGGGAATCCGTCGATCCGCCAAAGCCGCCTGCAACTCATCAATAGTCATTTTCTCGCCTTTTTGTAAAATACCGCTTGACCCTAGCCATAGATCACAAGATAAGCAAGCCCGTAAGAAGCAGCAGCAACAGGAGCAAGCAGACAATGAGCGTACTCGCTACGGGCCGCGTATCAACACGCCGACCCTTGATCGCCACGCTGGTGGGCGGCCCCAACACCGGCAAATCAAGCCTCGCCTGCACCTTCCGCAAGCCGTACCTGCTGCGTACCGAGGGTGAGAACCTGCCTTCCGACATTCCCGATGCACGTCTGCCGGCTGGACCGGATGAGCCGCTGGCCGGCGCGGACGAGCTATGGTCGCAGCTCAACGGCCTGTTAGGAGAGGATCACGACTTCGCCACGCTCATCATCGACAGCACCTCTGGTCTGGAAGAAATGTTCGCCAACCAAGTGATGAAGGAAAGCGGCAAGAACACGCTGGCAACCGCTCTTGGCGGCTACGGGGCGGGTTACGAGGCGGTTGCCGCGATGCACGGACGAGTCCGCAAGTATGCAGAACTGTTACGCCGCGAACGTGGTATGTCCACGATCTTCATCGCTCACTCGGATATCAACCGTTTGGAACCGCCAGACTCCGAGGGCTACACCCAGCACGGGCTGCGCCTGCACAAGAAGTCTGTCCGCCACTACGTTGACAGCGTAGACTTGGTTGGCTTCATCAAGCAGGAAACCATCCTGAAAGGCGAGGAAGGGTCCAAGAAGGCCATCACCACAGGTGGCCGCGTGCTGGTCGCCTACCTCACCCCTGCCAGCGTCGCGAAGAACCGGATGGGCATCACCGAAGACCTGCCGTTCGAGTTTGGCGAAAACCCGATCTATCGCTGGATCAAGGAAAATGCGGCTGCGCAGAAGGCTGCTGCTGCCACCCCCGTTAACGAAGAAGAGGAAGCATAAACATGTCATTCTGGGCACTTAGCGATGGCGGCTCAGCCGTCACCAACGAAAAAGAATACGATGCAGGCGGCGGTTCGTTTGAAGTCATACCCAAGGGCACCTCAGTGCTTGCTGCTGTAGGCGATGCAAGCTGGAAGGCGGTTTACCAGCGGGACGAGGAATTTGTTAACGTCAAGTGGCAGATCTTGAAGCCCGAAGCCTATGCAGGCCGCGTGCTGTTCCAGAAGCTGTTTGTGGGCGACGATGACCCCAACACTCCACCCGACAAAATGCCCGCCAAGCGCGACAAGCACAAGCGCATGCTGATGGCCATCGATGCCAACTCCAAGGGGCGGCTGGCCAAGATCACGTCTCGTCCGAGTGATGACGACCTGGCGCTGGCGCTGATGAACAGCCAAGCGGTCCTGACGCTGGGTGTTTGGGATAAGGACGTGGATGGAAAGAAGGAGCCTGGTGGTAATTGGGTCTCCAGCATTAAGCCGAAGTCTGCGGCGATATCTGAAGTGGCCAAGGCTCCGGTGAAGAAGGATCCTGCCTCCAACTTCGCTACGGATGATGACGACGATATTCCGTTTTGAGGAGCAGTCGCATGAATTACAGAGTTGTTGAAACCGACAATTACGGCGGCGACTATCCAGACGAAAAATGGGCATTGCCCTACTGTATGGCTGAAGATGTCGCCAAGGATATTGCCAAGATCCTGAACGATCATATGGCTCACAACAGGTACTGGAAGGTTGTCACAAAAGACTACACGCTCCAGCCAGCTTTTGAGCACTAATCCTACCACTACCAGACCCCCATGTATGGAAGCATGGGGGCGAGGATAGAGATAGGAGAAGCCATGAGCCGACAATCTAGGCGTAACAAACGCGACTTCGTTCAAAGGTCAATCTATCACGATTTACCAGCGCATGCCAAGTTTGTGAAAACGGGGCACTTTGGCGATTGGATCATGTCCAAAGGCGGCGCGTGTATTCACACAACCAACCAATATGAGGTCGCTCGATGGCGCTCTTGGTGCAAGCATGACGTGGCCGTGCTTTACAAGAAAGCGGATGGCACACTGACTTGGACGCTAAGCGCGGCTGACGATTACAGAGCTTTTATGGCGGAGTGCTACGGATGATCGAACAACGCACCCCGGAGTGGCACGAGCAACGCGTAGACCGCGTCACAGGCTCAGTGGTGGGGGCCATCCTTGGCCTGTCGCCATACATGACCCGCGCCGATGTCATGCGCTCCATGGTCCGCGCCGCTAAGGGCGCACCAAGCGAGTTCACCGGCAACGTCGCAACGCAGTGGGGCACCGCCATGGAAGCCGGGGCTATCGCAGAATTTGAGATGGAAACGAGCGAGCGGGTCGAAGCGATGCCGTTTGTGCCATACGAGGATTGGCTAGGCGCGTCGCCTGACGGCAAGGTCAGTGATGGCAAAGGCCTGGAGGTCAAGTGCCCATATTTCATTCGCAACGATCCGCGCCCCGTGTTCAAGTCGCTGGACGAGCAGCCGCACTATCATGCGCAGATCATGATCGAGGCATTCTGCTGCGGATGGGACTCGGTGTGGTTCTATCAGTGGACGCCGCACGAAACTTCCCGCAAGCTGATCCACCGCGACGATGACTGGCTAAATGCTAACCTCCCCATCCTGCGCCAGTTTCATGCCGAATACCTGCACGAATTGGCCAACAACGCAGACGAACACCTAGCCCCCCTGCGCGTCACCATAGACACGCCTGATGCACACAAGATGGTAGCTGAATGGGACCAGCTTGCCGAAGCCATCGAACTGGCAACCGAGCGCAAGAAGGATCTGCTGGCAGAGATGGTGGCGCTGGCTGGCGAGAAGAACGCTCTCATCGCAGGTCGCAAGCTGACGCAGACGAACAAGGCCGGTTCCGTGTCTTATGCCAAGGTAGTGAAGGAAAAGCTGCCGGGTCTGGATCTGTCGCCTTGGACTGGGAAGGCGTCGTCTTTTTGGGGGTTGAAGTAGACAGCCATGCTGCGGGAGTACCAACAACTCGCCTGCGATGCCGCCCTGGACTACATGCGGACCACCACCAGCCCATGCCTGATCGATGCAGCGCCAGCTGCGGGCAAGAGCCATATGATAGCCTACATCGCAGATCGCCTGCACGCCATTAGCGGCGGCAAGCGGATTCTGTGTCTTGCGCCGAACGCTAAGCTGGTAAACCAGAACCGTGAGAAGATGCAGGCCACGGGCCACCCGTCGTCGATATTCTCGGCAAGCGCTGGAGCTAAGTCCACCAAGCATAATATAATTTTCGGGACACCCGGCACGGTCATCAATGCCATATCGCGATTCAATGACGGATCATACTGCGCTGTGGTCATCGACGAATGCCACGGCGTGACACCCACTATCCGCGCCATTATTGAGGCCATGCGGCTGGGCAATCCTAACCTGCGGGTGATGGGCCTGACCGGGACGCCCTACATATTGGGCAAAGGTTATATCTACCGTCAGCAACCCAATGGGCGTGTCCATGGCGAAGAAGTGTGCCGCGACCCATATTTTACGAGATGTGTCTACCGCGTCTCCGCCCGCGAAATGCTGGATGCCAAATATATCACTCCCATGACCGTGGGCGAGATCAACGCGCAATCCTATGATACCAGTGGCGTGGTGTTGCTGCCGAACGGTCACCTAGACACGGCCACAGTGGAGCGCGCCTTTGTGGGCCATGGCAGGCAGACCGCGCACGTAGTGGCTGATGTAGTGGCGCAGGCCCAACACCGAACGGGTGGTGTGATGCTATTCGCCGCCACCGTGGCGCACGCGCATGAGATCATGGCGTCCTTGCCTCCTGGTAACTCTGTGCTGGTGACGGGTGACATGTCACCCGCTGACGAGAAGGCGGCTGTGCTGGCTTACCGCAACCACAAGAAACGTTATGTCGTATCGGTGGGGAAGCTTACGACCGGGTTCGATAGCCCCTGGACAGAGATCATCGCTGTGCTGCGCTACACCGAAAGCGCCACGCTATTAACACAGATCCTTGGGCGCGCCTGGCGACTGTTTCCCGGCAAGACGGATTGCCTGTGGCTGGACTATGCTGGCAACCACGAACGTCACTTCCCTGATGGCGATATCTACAACCCCACCATCAAGGCAGGGAAGGCCGCTAAGGAAGGAGAAGGCATACAAGCCGAGTGCCCCGCTTGCGGCTACGAAAACGCCTTCAGCGCCACTCCTGACGGGCAGGAATACAAGCTGGACAAGCATGGCTACTGCCTGGACGTATTTGGCGAGCGGATCGAGACCGATTACGGACCGATGCCGGGTCACTTCGGCAGACGCTGCAATGGGTTGGTGAAAGTCGGTCCGGAATACGACAGATGCGGATATTACTGGACGAGCAAGGACTGTGAGGCATGCGGCGAAAAGAACGACATCGCCGCTAGGTTTTGTCGCAGCTGCAAGGCAGAGATCATCAACCCTAATGACAGGCTGGTGATGGAGTTTGAAGCGCTCAAAAAGGATCCGCACGCGCCACAGACAGATGTCGTTCTTTCTATGACCACCAAGGAAAGCATCTCGCAAAAGGGCAATCCTACGGTGCGGGTGGATTGGGTGACACCGCACAGGAAGTTTAGCGTGTGGTTCCAAAAAGAGGCAACCCACCCCCGCGCCGCAAAAGACTGGCGACGGTTCCAAGAAGCTACCGCACATGGCCAGCCAGAGACGGTTTCCTATCTCAAAGAAGCCGCCTCATCTTTTTTCCGGATCCTCGGATACAACAACCCGGTAGACACCCTAGAAAGCCTTGCCGCATGAAGTTCCCTTCCTGGCTCCCGGTCTATGGCGATCCTGCATTCAGGGGCAAATGCCCGCTGGAGCACGTCGAGCAATCGTCCATCATCAACCGCATTCGGCGGGAGTATCCCGAGACGTGGGGGAGGCTGGTACTTCACCCTCGGAATGAGGGATTGAAGGAGAAAGGCCAGTTCTCAACCGTGCTGAAGCACAAGGCGGAAGGAATGGCAGTGGGCGCATCAGATTTGGTTATACCAGCCGCTCCCAGCCTAGTATGCGAAGTCAAGCGCTGCGATCACACGCTATCCCACTGGCAGGATGGGCAGCTTGCCTATCTGGAGGCGGCACAGAACGCAGGGTCTTTTGCCTGTGTGGCGTTGGGTGCTGTTGGGGCATGGGATGCATTTAGAGAATGGCTGACGTGGACGAAATAAAACGCCCCTCCCAATGGCTTGCCCAAGTCCTATCCGGCCAGATCAAAATGGAAAACGCGCCCGCTTCTATCCAAAGCTGGGCGCGTTTCGAGATTTATCAGGGAGCGCGGGAGGTTGTGCGAATGGGGCTGGTAGAGGATCGCCGCGCCGCTATGGCGAAGATTCCCCCCAGCATCCGTCCTTACGTAGAGGCTGAGGTTAAGAGGATATGGCCCCAGCGCCACGATCTTTAGGGCTATGCCGACACCCAACATCCCCACGAACACCGCAAAACGAGCAAGCATCGCGCGTCACCCTGGACGCCATGATCTCCGCCTCGCGCTCCATTGATTGCACGGCACGCTTCCAGCCGGCCATGGTGGTTCCGCCAGTGGATCCGCGCCACAGTAGCCCCGTGGGGCCGCGTCCTGTTGCTAGGGCACGCAGGAACAGCTTGTTGGTGATGGCGGCTGCGTCAATGTCGGTCATGTAGTCGTGGGGGTCGGTCATGATGCGGCTCCTGCGGAAAGGAAAAGGTCGCCTTGGCGTTGGGCTTGTTCGATGCGGTGGCAGGCTATGTCGAAGTACTTGGGTTCGCGTTCGATGCCTATGAAGTCGCGGGCCATTTGGACAGCGGCGACTCCGGTGGTGCCGGAGCCCATAAAGGGGTCAAGGATGGTGGTTGCAGGGTCTGGAAGGTGTCCGATGCACCATTTCATGACGCCGATAGGTTTTTGCGTGGGGTGATCGCCGCGTGTCTCGCCTTTGGCGCGCAGCATGCCGTTCCACATGAATTTGATGCGACGAACAGCCTTGGGTAGGTTTGTCCATGCCAATTCACAATCAGCGAAATCGTTGTCGCCGTTTTCTTTGTCCCACACAAGCCAGCAAGAGGTGGGTGGGCATGGATAGTAGTTCCCGCCAAAGATTATGGCCCATCGGCCAGCCTTGCGGACCATAGCCATGACCTCCGGGTCTATTGGCTCGTTGTCCCAAGTGTCATCACCATAGTCTATAGTCGGACCCAATCCCTTCCTGGTCTTAGCCTTACCAGCAGCCTCACCAATCCCATAAGGCGGATCTGTCACCACAGCATCGACCTTGCCCAGCCCCGGCAAAATATCCCGGCAATCCCCCAAATACAGCGTAGCCCGCCCAATCTTCTCGGCGCGGGTCATGCTTGCGCCTCCAAAGAAGCCAGATAGTCTTCCACGCCTTTCAGCGCACGTACACGAGCCGCTGTTTGTGTTTTGCCTTTCTTGGCCCGCCAATATGTGATGAGGCCTACGCCTGATTGTGTCACCGCATCTCTTTCCGTCAGCCGAAGCCGGGCAGCGCGCCCTTCAATGGCCGAAAACGCTTCATCGAAGTCCATTGCAATCTCCTTGCGTGCCTTATGGGTGAAAAACAAATGCAGCGCAAGTGAAAGATTTGTGTTGACGCCTCCCACAACCCCCTTCATAAAGACCTCACACCCCGATCACCTCCCAGGTGAGCCGGCCTTGATCTGGAGAAACCGATGTTCCTTACCTCACACACCGACGACGAGCTCACCACCGTCATTGCCGAGGATTACGGCACCGACGTTCCGTTGCCGCGCCAGTATGCGCACTTCTTCAGCAAGACCTCACGCAAGCCTGCCGAGTTGGTCCTGACTGACAGCCCCAAGCTGGGCGGCTTCGATACGATCATCTGCGTCTCGGGTAAGGCTGAGGCGCGCCGGATCGCCAAGAAGCGCAACGCCATCGTGTGGAACTTCTGATGGGCCGCGCCAACTGCTTCGGCATTCCCGACATGATCGCTGGCCTGACCGTCAAGCAAGGTCCGGACGACTTGTTCTATGTCGAGAAGCCTGATGGCTCGGGCGAACGCCTCGCGGAGGCCGTCACGTGTGATGAACTGGCCGACATCATCACGGAAAACGTGCAGGCGGCGGCTCCTGATTTGCTCGCAGCATTCAATGCATGCCGCGCTCACATCGCGCTCATGACGAACCAGATGCAGCAGTTCGTCGAACCCAGCGGATACACCGCCTTCGACCGCAAGCGCATCGCCTTCGAGCACGATCGCGAGGCTAAGGAAAGCCTGTTCATGGGCGACATGATCTATCTGCTGGATGGGCCAGAGCAGCGTGAGCTTAGCGCTAAGTGCGATGCCGCTCTCGCCAAGATCGGCGGTGCATCATGACCGTGGCAACGCAAACCCTCGAAGATCAGCTAGACGCGCTCATTGCAGAGCATGGGCACACTCATCTGCCGTGGCGATATGCTGAAATCCGGCGCCCACCAATGGGCTTGGGTCCGCATGACACAGATGCACTCGGTAACATCTCTTGGGGGTATTCGCTCTCGGGAAGCAACGAGAATGGCACGGCGATACTGCCAACCTTAGGGGCGGTTCACAATTTTCCTGGAACTACCGAAGCCAACGCCTCCTTCATCGTTCGCGCCTGTAACAGCCATTACGAGCTGATCGAAGCGTGCGAGAACCTGCTCCTGCTTGTTCAGGATGCCGACGCTAGTCCGATCTGTCGCTTGGCCCGCGCCGCGATCCTGAAGGCAACCGGCAAGTGACCGCCTCCGCTACCCGCAACGGTGAGCCCGCCTACCTCAAGGCCCCTCTCCGCAAGACACAGGCGATGTACGACCTGGAGCGCCGCTTGGATGAGTTCCACCGCCTGCGCAACGCCGCTGAGGAATGCGACGAGCCGGTGAACGGACGTGCCTTGCTGGTGGCGATTGCTCTGTGCGTCGCCGCTTGGATCGGCCTGATCGCTGTCGGCTCGGTGCTGCTGTGAGGACCCCCACACCCTCCCCCGCTAAGCAAGAGGCAATACCCGTGGAGAAGATGACGCCTGGCGCGTTTCTAGTCGAGTGGCAGCAAGGTGGCGAAACATGGGCCCACGCCCACGCTGACGAACCTACGGCAGTCGATCAGGCCCGCAAAATGGGCGGCACATGCACGCCGCTTTATCGGGCCGCTGCTACGGCTGCCGATCAGATCGCGGCGGTAGCATATGCGATTAGCCAACACACCTACGCGCTTATCTCTGCCACGGACGCAGGCGATTGCGGCGAGTGGAACGAGATGAGCGAAACGGCCCGCAACGTCTACTGCCTCGCTGCAAAAGCCGCCATCGCTGCAATGCCATTTTCGGCAGATTTGGATCTCGCAACGGTCAGGCAATGGCTTGATCAGATCGCGACCATCGACATCAACGACATTGTTGCTGACGGCGGGGTTACTGCCGGAATGGTTGTGCAGCAAGAAGCGCGATTTATGGCGTCTAAGCTCACGCAGATCGGCGGTTCCAGGTGACCCGCGCTATCGATCACGCCACCTTTACCCAAGCGCGGGTAGAGCCCTGGTACGTCCAGTGGGAGCAGGCGCGCGGGACGTACAGTGAGAACCGGGTATTAGCTGGCATCGCTGCTTCGGCTAGGGACCACGATTGGGATGTCTGGTGTGCCGCCATGGACGCCATCGACGCTCCGGACGAGGACGAGCGCGCCGAGCATATCGCCACACTGGAGCGCCTGTTCGACGAGGCTGCAGAGGCCGAAGCGTTCGCTGAACAATGCGAGGCTTACGAGATCCGCACCGGCAAGGACTGGACGAGCTGTGAGCGGCTGATGGCGTTGGAGCAGAGGGCATGAGCAAGAACCCATTCATCCGATCCAAGCCGCACTCGGGCAAGCCCAAAGTGCCGCCACCGCCTGCCGGGATCGAGTGCCTAGCAAACGAGCCGACCTTCACGCTCAGTCGTCAGGTTGCTCGCGCACGTGCTGAGATGGGTGAGGCTCGCTGGTCCTTGCTCAATGCGGAGTGGCTGTGATGGCTGACCTCGCTCCAATCCCTAGCGCGCTGCTCGATCAGGTTGCCTTCGCCATTGAGCGAGCCCGCTGCCCCGGTCGTGAAGGCCCATATGGCGGCTATGACTACGGCCACAACCCGGACTTCTACGGCCCAGAGCCCGAAGGTGGGCGCTACGTGGTGCGCGACTTCCGCGACTACCAGTCGCCAGATTGGGGACGGTGGGTGCACCAGACTGCATGCCAAGAAGAGCATGAGCAAGCCTATCTAACCTTGACCGGCAGGCACATCGCACAAGCTGCCATCGATGCGTACGCGCAAGGGATGGCAGCGCGAAGCGGCGAGACGGGCACCGGCTCGACCGAAGGCAACAGCCCGGTCCTCAAAGAGGAGGCGCCCGCATGACCCCTCCAGCAACAATGACCTTTGGAGTAAAGTGATGGCTGAGCAAGAGCGGAGCGAGCTGCTGCCGTGCCCTTTTTGTGGCGGGGACGCCTCGCAAGAATGGTCACGCGATGCGACCGGAGAGTTCTCCTACATCGTCTGTACTGAGTGCAGCGGTCAGGCTGACCATCGCCAAGTCTGGAACACCCGCGCCCCCACCCCTGATGCGGTGAACGCCGACAAGGCGCTGCTTAAAGCGCTTTTGCTTGCCCGGTCATGGATCAGGCATTCAGAAGAATGTTCGATCCATACGCCAACGGCCACAGAGGACGGTTTCTGCGCTAAGTGTTCGTGCGCCTATGCTGAGCGCATCGCCGTTATTGATGCCGCAGCCCTCGCCACCCCCGCACCCGACAAGGCGCTGGCAGTCATCTACGTCAGCGCTGGCCAACTCGCTGCCGTTGTCGACGATCACGATGGCGGCACCTACCTACCAGTCCGTCGTTCCCCGCTCGGCAACTTCACGACCCCGCTCTACACATCCGCATCATCCGACAAGGCAGTGATGCGGGAGGCCTTAGAATATTACGCAGCCGGTATAGGTTTCAGTGAGATTGAGGATGGCGGGCAGGTCGCACGGACAGCGTTGGAAGCCCTCACCACCCCCGCACCCGACAAGGCGCTGATGC